ATGGCAAAAAAGATTAAGTTGAGACCTCAACAGGTGAAGAATGCCTTCAACATTTTTGTCAAGGCAACCCTCGAGAATCCAACATTTTCCAGTCAAGTGAAGTCTGAGTGTACCTCAAAAGCTCAAAGTTTTGGAAGTAAGTTTGAAATGCCCAAGACATTCATCAAGAATGTACTCAAGACTGGAATCGCTGAGGAACTCTTGGCACTCTCGAAGTTTAAGGAGATGAAGGAACTCGCAAAGTCTGATGGTGGGGCGCGTAAATCCAAGATTACCGGTATTCCCAAACTGGATGATGCGAACAAGGCTGGTACTGTGCACTCAAAGGACTGTACCCTCATCGTGACGGAGGGTGACTCAGCGAAGACCCTCGCAGTCGCCGGTCTCTCAGTGGTCGGTCGTGACCACTACGGCGTTTTCCCGCTCCGTGGTAAGTGTAAGAATGTCCGAGATGTCTCCGTTGCACAACTTACCTCAAACCAGGAGTTCAATGATCTCAAGAAGATTTTGGGACTCCAACAGGGTAAGGACTACAAAAATGTATCCGAGCTTCGCTACGGACGCCTAATGATCATGACGGATGCTGATAATGATGGCAGTCATATCAAGGGTCTCATTCTTAATATGATTCACTATTTTTGGCCCAGTCTTTTGAAACTTGGATTTGTGGTGTCTATGGTCACACCAATCATCAAAGCTACGAAGGCTTCACAAACCAAGTCCTTCTACACAGACTCTGCATTCCGTACCTGGTATGGTGATGGGAAACAAGGTTGGAAGATTAAGTACTACAAGGGTCTCGGTACTTCCACGAGTGCTGAAGCTCGAGAGTATTTCAAGAAGATACAAGACTTGACTGTAAAGTTCGATATGGATACGATGACAAATGATTCAATTGTTCTCGCCTTTGACAAAAAGAAGGCTGATGCCAGAAAGTCTTGGCTTTTGGAGAACACCGCGAAAGATGCTGATCAACTTGAAGTTCCATATGGAAGTGTGAAACAATTGGACATCACAGACTTTGTACACAAGGACTTGGTAAATTTCAGTCTCGCAGATCTCAAGCGGTCCATCGCTCACATGGCCGATGGTCTCAAACCCTCTCAGCGCAAGGTGATGTTCTCCTGTTTCAAGAAGAATCTCAAGGATGAGATGAAAGTTGCACAGCTGGCGGCATTTGTAGCTGAGAAGAGTGCTTACCATCACGGTGAAGTTTCCCTAGCGGATACGATCGTAAAGTTGGCGAATGATTACACTGGGTCTAACAATATCAACCTTCTCGAACCATGTGGTCAATTTGGTACTCGTCTTATGGGAGGTAAGGATGCCTCTCAGACGAGGTACATCTTCACGAAGCTGACCAAGGATGCGCGAAAGATCTTTGATCCCAGGGACGACGCTGTTCTAAATTACCTGGATGACGATGGTCGCTCAATTGAACCCGACTTCTACATGCCAACCCTCCCTATGGTCCTAGTGAATGGTACAGAGGGTATTGGTACGGGATTCAGTTGCTATGTGCCTCCATTCAATCCAGTTGACATCAAGGAAAATATTAAGCGGATTTTGAATGGCGATGAAATCGTTACTATGCGACCCTGGTTCAGGGGTTTCAAAGGAGTTGTCCATAAGGAGGAGGATACATGGATGATGGAAGGTGTTTGGAACTGGTCAGGAATGAATATAGTGGTCACAGAACTTCCCCCAGGTCGATGGACCCAGGATTATAAGGAATACCTGGATGGTCTCGTAGAAAAGAAGTTGATCGGGGGGTACGTCAACAATTCAACCACCGAAGATGTACACTTTGAAATCATGGAGTATACGGGTAAGGATCTACTCAAGGATCTCAAGTTGAGAAAGACGTTCCGTGTCTCAAATATGCATCTCTTTCACCCCACAAAGGGTATTCACAAGTACGCGAGTCCCGAGGAAATCTTGAAAGATTTTGTGGAACTTCGTCTCGACCACTACAAGAAACGAAAGGCGCACCTCATCGATGTCCTTGAAAAGAGGGCTGCGATGTGTGGTCACAAATCCAAGTTTGTTTCCATGGTGATCGAAGGAAAGTTGGTGGTGTTCAAGAGGAAAAAGGTGGAATTAGAGGCGGAGATGTCCTCCATCTTTCCTAAGATTGATGGAAACTTGGACTACCTCCTAAACACGAAGACGGTGGAATACACAGAGGAACGCGTCAAGGCACTCACAGATGAGGCACGACAGGCTGAAATTGATCTCGAGCGAATGATGAAGACGAGTCACATCACGATGTGGAAGAATGATATTAAAAATATGTGAGCAGTTAATAGATATGGGTGAGGCTGCTAAAATTTCCCTTAAAGCTATTGGAAAGCAGGATACACACCTCCTTTCCAAAGACCCAGAAGAATCATTTTTTAATTATAAAACAAAGAGACATTCCGAATTTAGAAAATATCACAGAAGTCGAAATGTAGTGAATAATGGGACTATTGCTGGATGGCCATTTGGACAAACTGTAAAGGTTCAATTTAATCCCACAAATATGGGTGATTTGTTGAGTAACATGTATCTTAGTATAACAATGCCTGGAATAGCAAACGGCAACTATGCTGATCAACTCGGTAGGCACATTCTCAAGAGCATCACGATGTTTGTAGATGGCCTCGAAGTTGAAAAGATTCACGATGATTGGGGAATTATATATGATGACTTGTACCTCGAAATTTCTGAAAAAGTAGCGAATAGATTTCTTGTCAATAGAAATTTGGGTCTGGATGAATCGAGTAGAGAGGAAGAATATGCGCGTTCAAGTTCAAATCTCGTCATCCCATTGCACTTCTTTTTTTCGAGAAAGTATGCGAGTGATGAATATTCTTCAAACAAACCAAACAGACCTTACTTCCCTGTGTGCGCTATTCATCGCCAAAAAATTGAGTTTGAATTGGAATTTCATCAACAGACATTTTTTACAAATTTCACTGGTACACTGAGTCTTCAGTCGTTCAATATCGTGACCGAAGAGATTACCGTCAGTCCCGAAGAAAGAAACTATTTGTCCAGTGAAAGACAAACTCTAATCACAGATATCGTAAAAAAACATCCAACTACGGTAAGTGATCTTGGTATTGACACAATTGTGAATAATCTCGTACCTGATATTCCTGTAAAATGTATTCATTGGTTTTTGAGAAATACAGATTTTGAAAATGAAGGTGATGCGATTGGTTCGTCGGATGTAAATGAACAGAGGTTATACCAAAATCGTTTTAATTTTTCATCTAATGTGAGCTTCGACGATCAAACGACATTTTTCGATCCCATCATGGAATCGGCCAGTTTTTACATCAGTGGAAACCGTCTACCAAATATTACAAAAACTAATCACGAATATTACAAATATCTCATTCCGTATCGTACTCGTTTGGCGAGACCTATCCGAAATATCTATACATATAGTTTCTCGATGAATCCGATCAATGTGGAACCATCGGGGAACTTGGATTTTAGTCAGATACAGTCAGATAAAACGAACATAGAAGTAAAACTAGACACGACAGAAGTGGATGTTTCGGCTAAAACATACTCTCTGAACATGTACTACACTGGATATCAGACATTTGTATTTGATGGAGGATTTATGTCTATTGCTTACTAAATAGTGAAGATTTGTTAGTGCTAATGTAATCGATGATGTTGTTCTTGATACACCATTTGATGAAATTCAACTGTGCCAAAGTCGTATGAATTTCATGAGATGTTCCGGGGACTATATATGCAAACTTTTCAGAGCGACAGAATGGATCAAAAAGCTTTTTACTGTACCCATCAAGACTCGATTTATATGCACAGTGAACTGTGAAAAGTTTTCCATCTTGAGTTTTAAACGATGTATGATTTTTTTTAGAATAGTTTGTGATGAACCATTCAAGATTTCGTAGTGAAATACCACTCGACTTATCTAGAATATTCTTCAATTTGTTTCTGTTTTCCTCTTCGTTGTAAAAATTATTTATGGATGTTAGTAGGATATCAGATTTGCTCATTACCAATCATAGTATTCAAATCTATAAGCTCTTTTGAAATAGAACATCCCGGACAACCATCGACAAACATTTTTTCGGGACCATGTGTATGTGTAACGTTCCTCGTGATATGTACATGTTCTAAGCGATTATATTGAGCTGCGTGATGTCTACAGTACCCATTATTTGTTCCCCTAAATGTACACCTCCGCCCATCATTCTTCGTACCTTTGCAGATCGTTCCTGAGAATATCTCAGGAATATCCTTTAGAAGTAAATCCAGAGAAATCCCATGCTTCTTGGAAATGATGGTGACGTATTCGTTCATGATAGAAACAATACGTTGATTAACCTCCTCCTCGAATAGTTCAATAATCTTGTCATATAGACTCATGTCTTATTACTACTTTGTTCGTAGTTTTTAAATAAGTCTTCGATCGATTCACTTCTCGTGGATGCTTTAATCCTTTCCTTGAGATCTGCGACCTTCCCGGAATCATCGAGACCCAAACGCTTACACTCTTCTATGAGTTGTTCCTTCTTCATCCCACTCAGAGCGGGACCAGTCTTTTTCTTCTTGGGTTTGTGTTGTTCCAGAATCTCCCCAAATATCTCTTGTTTAGGGTTTTCAAATAAGGGGTCGAGGAGATCGCATACCGGATTCAAAAACTTATTTTCGAAATAATACAGATAATCAACCGGGACATCATTATCTTCGACGTATTTGGGATCCTCAGACTTTTCAAACGCTTTGGCCTTTGGATCGCCCGTATTCGTGAGAAGGTACGGCACACGGTCACCCGATTGTGGTTCCGACCCCGGTTTGCGCTGTCGCATCTTATGAACAACTTGTACATGTGCCTGGTTAATTTCACCGATTCGGTGTCCAGTGACGGATACAGATTCACCACTCACTTTGTACGTGTCCGAGAGAGACTGACTTAGTACCAACTTATCATTCGGGACGTCTCCCGAGAGGAGTTCAATCGCCCTTTCTTTAGCCAATTCCATAGGCGGACCAGTGTCGGGTGCATTCAGAACGACATCGAGAAGTTCTTTACACACCTCTCTCACATGAGGTGTATTGTCTCTGCGAACAACCTGGAGTCCTTTGATGTCTATATAGTCCATATGCATCTGGTCATCCTTACCCTTGGTCCATAACTTAGCGGCGTATCTCTTTTTTGAATAGAGAAAGTATGGCCAGTACACCTTTTCCAATTCCAAGTTGTTTGGCTTTTTGAATAAGGCGCTACATTCCTCAGCCGCTCGTTCACCCACTTCCCAGCTGTACTTGACAGCTTCTTCACCTGTTCGTCCCCCAACATCAAACTCAACCATCACAGAATCCGTGTCACCATACCGCACCTTTGCACCTGGAAAGTTCGCCTCTACATATGTCTTTGTCTCTTCAATCATACCCCGACCCCGACATGTTGTCGTAGATGCGATTGGTACACATGGCAAAATACCTTTCCCAGCGCCTGTGAACCCATACACAGAGTTCATCGAAACTTTGTAAGCCAATTGCTTACCATTGTATACCTCTTTCATCGATCCCGTCGCAGCGGCCATATCCTTTTTAGCTTTTTTACGAAATTGTTTGAGTTCAAGAAGAATTGCGGGTAAAAGACTGGGTACACCTTGCGCAAATTTATATATTTTGTCGCCAATTTTGAATGATTCATAGTTTATACCAGGAACATTACCGTACCGATACTCATCCATAACGAGTGTAGAGTAACATAGATTGTGTGCCATCATGATTGATGGATATAGTGCTTCAAAATCTAGGGCTGTAATCGGTGTATAATATGCCCCCTTTTGTGCATCGAGAACAGTCGCACCTTCGTAATGTTCTTCTGGGAGAGAGCCGTACTTAATAGTTGGAACCATATATCCAAGCTCGCGTGCCTTTTTTGTAAGCTGACTAAACACCTTGATTTGCTGCCCACGCTCAACTAAAAAACATAATGGCACCCAC